TTTGGATTGTTGCTCCTAAATTTACCCAATTAAAATGGTGACATGTTCCCAAAACCATTTCTCTTGTCATAGTAGCTATTCCTGATGTTGTTCTAATATCATCAGATAGTAGGAGGATTTTTTTTCGCTGTTCTTGCGGAATGTAGTTTTCTTTCATAACGGATTTAAAAAATTTTAAAGACTACCACTTAACACTAATTCAGTGTGGTTGTGTAATTGTTTGCGAAAATCATCATTGTTTAAATAAAGATGCATTGCGCGGTTTGTAAGTTTTTGTAAGTTAAATTTATTTTTAATACTAGCTATTTTAAATTCGTCGAATAACTCTTGATGTACTTTAACACTTGTAAGAGTAAGTTTTTCATTTTTGCTTACCATAATTATATATTTTATTAGTTCATATATAAATATATACCTTCTTATAAAGAATTAACTTTACTGCAGAGAGAAGGTTTATCATTAAATTGACACCATTTACATAAGGAACTTACGATTTTTGTAAATTCTTTTTCTTGTGGTTTACCTTCTGTATTAAAACAATCTTCAATAAATGTACGAAAAGCTTCAGTAGCATTCAAACGTTTTCTTGTTCCTGATGGAGGAACAAATTCTTGAATTCGGGGAATAGGAAAATCACTTTCTTCCCATATTTTTCGTTTTACAATGAAAAATTCAACATCTATTTTATCTATATCCCAATTAAATATTTTACTGAAGTAGGATTTATAGAGTAGGATTTGGGATGTTTTAGTTTCATCTTTTTTATCTTGATCTTTCCACCCGCGAGTTGAAGTTTTTATATCGTAGATGTATAATTTTTCTGTATTTTCGTTGTAAAATATAAGATCAATAAATCCTTTAAACTTAACATTAGGATACCCTTCATGTGGTGCATAAGATAAAGGAAATTCTATTCCTACAAGATGTGTTTTACGAGTTGAAAAATAGCCTCCTTTTTTTCTTTTAAAATATTCTAATATTGTTTTTCCATCTTCAAAAAACTCAGTCATCTCTTCAGCATTTGAGAAATGAACTTGTTTATTTTGCTCAAAACCTTTTTTGTATTCCTCCCTAAGAGTATCTTCAAATAATTTAACTATATCTTCTCTATCAGCAGCTGCTCCACTTTGTTCATACATTACTTTTAAATAATGTTGTATAGCAGTATGCATTGAGGTTCCAAATATTAAGTGAATACTTGGTGGGTTTTTAAGTTTATCTACGTTTTGAAGTTTCCACTTATGAGGACATTGTTTCCAAGTTGAAAATTGAGAGTAAGATACAATTTTATCTGTTTCCCAATTAATTTCTTCAGCTTTATGCTCTAGAAGAGGTTTTAGATGCTTTGGTACTTTTTTCATAACCTAATAATTTTTGAATTTCTTCCTCATTTATTCCTCTACTATTAAGAATATCTTTAATTTGATTTTCATCTAATAAATGTAGATAAGATTTTACCTCTCTTGTAGATAATTGATAATAACTAGCTAAGATATTAACTAAGTCTTGATTTGGTTTTGGTTGATTTGATTTAATATATTTAGCATATACAGCTGTTTTAGGTAAATAACTACAGTATACTTCATATACTTGTTTTGGAGTTAATAACCAGAACTTTTGTAAATAATTTGCTAATTCAATATAAGGTTCATGCATTGAAATAACTTTATGAAGCATATAGACATTAAAACTTTCTTTATCTTCTTCACTAAAATTATCCCAAGGTTCCCTTACATACGTAACTTGTTTTAACCAATCCCAAACTGTAAGAGATTTATTTGAATTTCCATTTGTAACCATGTGCTGTTTTACTAATTCCTATTAATACATTGTTTATAGAAGTTGACTTAACATTTAATGCTTTTTTGGCATCTGTTATAGATTTAAATTCATTTATAACATTTCCATTTGAATCTAACTGTTGTACAGGTTTTGAACTAGTTCCACTACTCCAAGTTGATTTTTTCATATTATTATACCATTCTTGAGTATACATTGTGTGTCCTTGTTTGGCCAACCTCATCTTATTTTTTGTTTCTTCAGAATGTGTTTTCCCTTTCATCGATCTAGATTTTTTAATTCTAACTTCTTGACTAGGAATACCTCCTTCTCCTCCATATGTTAAATTTAAACCGATTTCAACACAGTTATAGTGTTTTATCCAATATATTTCTCTTTCATCTATATTATCCAATGTACATATTTCTATTATTTCAAATATATGATTTTCTAAACCATATTTATTTATAGAATTATTTAATTTATGTTGAAGTTTTCGACGTCCTACATATTTATAAGAGTTTATTCTATCTTCGATATTTATAGATTTCCCAATATATATCTTTCCAGAGGGAGATGTTATTTTATATATACCTATCATGACTATTTTTGGTTATAAATATTAAAAATAATCCCAAACTGTCATTATTCTTTATCTTTAGGCATAAAATGTTCATTTACATGTCCGCATTTAGCGCAAGTAAATACAGGTATAGGCATTAAAGCATCTTGTGCAGTACCTGTTAGAAATTTTGATATTTTGCGCAACATAACGCCTTCTATAAACACCTCATGACCACATTTATCACAAGTAATAGGTGTAGTATCTTGTAAAGATACATTCATATTTAATTCTTTTTGGTTCATTTATTTGATTTTTAAAAGTTGTGAAATAAAAGCCATAAAATTCAATTCACGATCAGCAATTGAATTATTTTGCCACATATACTGAGCAGCGTGAATTGATACATCTGCTGGTAAGTTACTGAATTCAGATGCTCTTTCATATAGTCCCGTAAATAAAGGGATAAAATCGTTTATATCGTCGTTTACTACAGTTTGACGTATATCAGCCCAACTTTGTTTATTTGATGATTTTAAATGTTGAATAACATTATTTAATGTATTTTCTACATCAGCAATTAAAGCATTAGGATTTAAATTATTATTTTCATCTACAGATTGTTGAGATGCATTTATTATTTTTCTAATGTCAGGATAATATGCTTTTACTAGACTAGCTAATGTTGGTAATTCATATGTTACATTTTCTTGATCTAAGATTCCTGCTAAATGTTTTGCAACTTCCCCCTTTGCAGGTGGTTCAATATGAAATGCTTGACATCTACTTTTTAATGGCTCAATTATACGCTCAGCATAGTTTGCTGTTAATATAAATCTAGTTTTAGCTGAGTAGGTTTCCATAACATTTCTTAAAGCTGCTTGAGCTTGAGATGTTATATAATCTGCTTCATCTAATATAATAACCTTAATTGGATTAAAACTATTTACAGAGGCAAAATCTACAATTTTATCTCTAATAGTATCAATACCTCTTTCATCAGACGCGTTAATATACATTACATCACATTTGATGTTTTTAGTAATTAATTTAGCTAAAGTGGTTTTACCTGTACCCGGTTTACCAAACAATAATAAATGAGGAATATCATTATTATTTATACATTTAGAAATGAAGGCTTTTATACCCTCATTTCCAACATATGTATCTAAATTTTGTGAGCGGTAAGCTTCCACCCAAAGTGTATTTTTTATATTCATAACCTAAATTTATAATTTTTATTTGGGTATCCTTAATATTTTTAAAATTACATTCCCATTCCAGACATATCAGTTTCTTTATCTTTTTTAGGTTCATTATAAAGTACACATTCTGTTATTAGTACAGTTCCGGCAACAGATACAGCATTTGCTAGCGCTGTACGTACTACTTTCATCGGATCAATAATACCAGCTTCAAACATATCTGTTACTGTTTCTGTTTTTATATTATATCCAAATGTACGACCTGTTTCTGGGTTATCCTCTCTAGCTTTGCGAAGATCAAAAACTATTTCGTTTGTAGTTTCAATTCCAGCATTTGTAAGAATTTTTAAGAATGGAGCACCACAAGCAGTGTAAATAATTCTTTTACCTAAGTTAAAATCACCTCCATCTGTTTTATTTTGAGTAATTCCTTCTCTAGCTTCTAATAAAGCAATACCACCACCAGGCAATAATCCTTCTTCTAAAGCAGCTTTTGTTGCTTGTAAAGCATCATCGATACGGTCTTTTTTCTCTTTAATTTCAGTTTCAGTAGCACCACCAATATTAATTACGGCTACACCACCTACTAATTTACCTAAACGTTCTTGTAAATGTTCTTTTTCGAATGCTGATGTTGCTTTTCCAATTTGTTCTTTTAATTCACCTACACGTTCTTGAACGGTTATTTCTTCACCTCTACCATCTACAATTGTAGTAGTATCTTTAGTTACAGTTACAACTCTAGAAGTACCAAACCATTCAGAATTAAATCTGTCTAATTTCATACCTTTTTCAGGTGATACTACTGTTCCACCTGTTACAGTAGCAATATCTTCTAAGACAGCAGCACGTCTATCTCCAAAATCAGGAGCTTTAACTGCTACTACTTTTAACATACCTCTCATCTTATTTACGATTAACGTA